ATAGCCTTACCAACTTAATGATAAGGTTATACGCTAACTATTTGCTTTTTGTTCTCTGTCATCACGACAATAAACCGAATTAATTAAATACAAAGATATACTTTTTTTTTAATATGCAAGTTTTTTTTAAATTATTTTTATTATACCGATATTAAATAAATGTTGAACTACATAACTGATAGCATCTATAGTGTGGTTATTCTTATCTTCTGGCTCTTCTAAAGACTTGCCAAACTTATCTTTTGCGTAACAATATGAACGCTGTTCAAAATCTATATTTTTACTTTCATTAGTATAATAAATATTTATATTTTGCATTGTAGTGATTCTATCAATCAATTTAGACTTATTACTAATTGCTACAGCTTGCTCCCAACCAGCTTGACGCAAAGTAAATATTTTATTTGGTCTGTTACTATCGCATATAATAGGTTTATCTTTCATTACTCCCCATTTAGTGAATAACCAAGTTACTAAACCATCATTTGTAGCTCCGTTAATTTGGTGTAATTCAGTTGAATTTAAACGTGTTCTTATTTCGTTTTCACTTGCGTAGTTTATTTCATGAACATATAAATTTCCATCGTAGTATTTAGCCATTATAACTGCAAAAGGGTCAACAGAACCCCAATCGACACCATAATAAATAGGTGCGTTTATATTCATAAATTCAGCATATTGTATTTGATTCCAAAAGTAAATACGACCTTCTACACTACCAACGTTACCAAGTCCGTAAACATTCCAACGATTAGCCCAATATTCATTCTTAACAGTTCCATCCTCATTATATCCTTTTTTCTTGTATTCTAAAATAGACTCAACCTCTTCTTTAGGCAAATATTCATTATCTGTAAAATCTAATTGTACAAAGTTATTATCGTTAATTAAATCGTGTCCCCAAAATAAACTATCAGGGTTAAAGTCGATAAGATTTACTTTAGAACGTGAAGCTACTTGAATGTAAGCGTCTAATTTAATCTTATTAGCTTCATTAAAATAAACAACATCCCTACGCATCCCTTTACCAACATCGTGCATATCTAAACCTAAAAACTCAACAAAAGAATTATCTGGAAAAGTATATATATTTTCTGATTTATTCCAATTTCCAAGTTCGTACATGTTCCAGTCTTTTAGAATATTTAAAAAGTCTCTTACGACTGTACGCTTCATTTTAGAAAGCTCATCTGACACAATGGAAATCTTTTTATCTTTAGTCCTAAAACCTAAATCAATAATAAGCATTAATATAGAAATAGTTTTGCTCGCTCCCTGTCCGCCTTGAATGACAAAAACCCTACTATCATTTTTTAGTAAGGCTTGAATTTTATAAAATGCTGTTGTTGGTTTATATTTAAACTTCGTCATCATTAGATTTATCTAAAGGGTTTTCATTAAATACTGGAGTTTTAACTTCTGCCTTTACTTCCATTTCTTTTTTGTCTGATAGTCCGTTTATACGTGCTGTTAAGTTTTGAGAGTATATCATTACTAAACCACCTATTAATTGGTCGTTTCTAATTTCTCTCTTAATACGTGATGAGATAGGGAAATAATCTTTATAACTTTCATTTTTACATTCAAAATATTCTGTTAAATCTGGGTAATTAATTTCTGTATTATCCATAACATAACATTCAAAACCTTCCATAGTTAAAGGTTTTTCTTTTTCTCTAAATACTGTATCGGCATCTTTACCTACCCAATCTTTTACAATTATAGGATTATCTTTTACATACTTTTTATAATCTGTAAATAAATCCCATAACTTTTGTGGAGTTTCTATGTATTTCTTTTTACCCATATCATTAATCAATTCATTTTATACATTTCACGTCTTGAAATTTCGTAGTGTATTTTTGTGTAAACAGGTTCTTCATATAATAAACAATATTCCGTACCAAATATTATAACTACTATTGCGTTATCTAAAAGATAATAACCATTTATAGTGCTTAAATCTAAATTAAACTCGCTATATTGTAAATCTTCAGAATCTTCAAAGTAGTTGAATAATATTTTACATTTCATAGTTTAGTTGTATCAATTGAAATTATACTTTCTTTTACTTCTTTTCCTTTTAGTATTTTGAACTCTTCATTTACATAGTTTCTTTCGCTCTCTGAAATATCTTTTAGAGCTTGTTTTTTGCTTTTGCTTTGTCCTACTTTACTATAACCTTTTTTCATTATGGCGTATTATCATTATCACAACCTAAAAATACATACCCTTGCGGTAAGTTAATAGGTTCGTTTGTATCACAATTTAATTCTAACGGCATTACTTCACGAATTGGAGTATTTTCTATTCTTACCCATGCATTACAACCGCAATTAGTTTCTTCTTCACTTGAGCAACTTAATAAAATTGCAATTGCTAAAATTAATAATAGTTTTTTCATAAATACAAATTTAGTAAATTAATTGATATGTTTTACATTTTTATTTCTAATTCTTCATTTGTTAGTGCGAAGTATAGGTTTTGTAGTTGATGAACATTTATTATTGTATTATTCATAAAACAAGCTCCTATTAACATAAAATTAATTTTTGCTTTTTCTAATGATGTAGATGGATAATAAATTATACTTCCAAATTGATTATGTAATCTGTACAAATCAACCATAATATCTTTTTGAAACCCAAACTTAAAAATCCATTCTTCTGTTAGTGGTATTGGTTGTAAATCTAAATATTGTGATAGTGAGTCTGAATTATAATTTACATTGTTTATTAAATCTGTTTTACAATATCGTAAATTTAACTCTATTATTTTTCTTATTTGTGATTTATGTTTTACATAATTTCCGATACGTAATTCATTCGCTTTTAATACCATAATAAATTTCATTTAGTTTGTTAATTATCTCTTTCAATCGTTTAGGGTTGTTTTTAGAAACGTATAGTTTATCTCTTTCGATTTCTAAATCTTTGAAGTTAAGATTGTTTTTCTTCTTCATAATCTTTAGTTTTTAGTTATTATATAGCTTTTGTTTTCTTTTAGTAATTTTCTGACTTCCCTTAAATTATCTACATTCCAAACCTTTTCAAATTGTTTATCTACTTCCGCAAGTGAAACTAAATTATCGTAACGCTCTTTGCCTATTCGTTTAGGCAAATTTAATGCATAGTTATCGAATGCGCCATCTAAATGTAAATTACATCTTCTGCATTGACCATGTAAATTATCGAGGTTAAAACGTAATGTTTCAAAGGTTTCAGATTTGTAATGGTGTCCACATTGAAAAGTATCATTCCATTGTGTGCCACAACTTATACATGGTTTTCCTTTATCTCGATTTCTAATGTATGTATGAACTTGTGTTTTTGTATTCTTTAAAGATGCTGTTCGTTTCTTTTCGTAGTCATCTTCTTGCTTTGCTTTTTCAAATGCTTCCGATTGCTTAACTCTTTGCTTTTCCTTTTCAGCTTTTACAAACTCGTTAAATGCTTTTATACATTCGTCGTCGGATAAGCAAAACTTTTGAAAAGGATACTTAGGTATAAACTTTTCTTTGTGGTATTTGCATTTAGGAAGTATATTCATTTTTAATTAGTTGCATAAGTTAATAGCGGTTAGTGAATAGTTAACCGCTATTTAAACGGCACTCGGTGTATAACGACATTTTCGTGAGTTATTGGAAATTGTTTCATTTTCAAACTATGATATGGAAATCCTTTTGCTTCACACATTTTTTTAAAATTTCCGAATACTTCTACTTCTTCGGAAATTACCACTATTACATTTTTTCGTTGCATTATTTTACAGTATTTAAAATAAAATCAATTGCATCTTTTATATCTTCATTGTAAGAAATTGTAAAATCTGTTCCTGTAGATGAAGAAGCTCTTTTAACAACAAAAGAAAAATCAGAAGATGAATGATAAACAGTTCCTTGTTTGTGGTCTGCAATTCTTACAGATTTATCATTTAAGTCGAAATATTTACCATTAAAATAAGACCATAAAGAAGAAATTAAAAGTTGTTGTCTTTCGATTTCGTAATCTTCCATATCTAAATCTCCGTTATCTTCTCTTTCGTTAATGATTTCTAATTCTGTGTAAAAATTTTCGATTGCTTGTGTGTTAAAAGTTGTCATAATTTCTATTTGTTTATTATTATGGTGTAAAGATACGACTTATTTTTACATACACAAACTTTTTTAGAAATATTTTTAAAATAATTACAATTTATTAAAATAACATAGGTGCATTTTCAAAGTTTATAGCCCTTTGAACTGCCATTTTATAAAATTTATCATTTTTTTCAATTCCAATATATCTTCTGTTTAACTTTTGACAAGCAATACCAGTTGAGTTTGAACCCATACAGTTATCTAGCACTAATTCATTTTCTTTTGTAAAAGTTTGGATAAGATAACCCATCAAAGAAACAGGCTTTTCGCTTGGGTGTTCTGTTTCAGAAGTTTTATCAAATTTTAATATACTTTTAGGATAATTAGTATTTTCAAGAGTGTATTTTTTTGTTTCTCTATTTCCGTGAATACCGTCATTTTTCATTACGCTTTTTACTTTTTTATCGCATCTTTTTAAACCTTGTGGATAATATCGCATTTGATTTTTAGAGGTTGGACAAATATTTTGGTTTGAAAAAACTAATATATTTTCGTGATACTTTAATATTGAATTTTTAGCTTGCATTATATTACTTGGTTTATTTTTTTCCCAAATAATTTCATACTTAAACATTTCAGGATTACTCATTATTAAAGCGCTTGTAAAAGGTTGTGATGCTGTTAACACAATGACGCCATCTTCTTTAATCAGTCTTTTATATTCAATCCATAATTTATCAAAAGGCAAAATACTATCCCATTTACAAGATGTAGTTCCATAAGGCAAATCACAAAGTATCATATCAATACTATTAGATTGTATTTTAGGAAAAATATCAAAACAATCTGCATTATATAATAAACAGCGGTTAACACTCGTTTGGCAAGATTGGGTATTTGGCTTAATTTGATGTTGGTCTTGTATTTTCATTGTTTAGTCCTAAATTTAATTATTCGGGCTTATTTTTCCCAACCTCGCCAAGCGAGATAACGTTAATCTAATTCTAATTTAATATTATCGTTTGGGTTAGGTATTATAACTCCAAAGAAATCAAAAATCCATTCTCTTATTTCTGCGAAGTAGTCCATCATTTGTGATGTGCTTAATTCTTTGCTTGACTTTATACGCTCTATTGTTTCTCCAGTTTCTTCGTTTACTAAAATATTTTCTTTTAAAAATCTTAGTTTTAGAAGTTCGTGAGTTTGGTCGTTTGACATAACGTGTCCAGCTTCTTTAAGACAATTTCTAACTATCGGAATACAACATGACCAATAATAAGCATTTTGCTGATTAGAACGTTTCTTTTTAGTTCTTTCAATTCTTATTGTTATTTGCTTACCTTCAAAAGATTGTATTGCATCTGTTAAAAGATTCCTATTTCTTGTAACTATTCCGTTTTTTACCTCACTTCTAATTTCGTAAATCATTTGTTTAGTGTTCTAACTACTAATAGTTTCATTTAAAATAAATCTGATGTTGACATTTTATTTATTAATGTTAACCTTGTTTTTAAAGCTACTGCTCTATGTTTCAACTCTCCTACAACGTGAGAATGGTAAGGCTTCCATTTTTTATTTTCTTCATCATTTTTATATTCTTTTAACCTTTTGATGTTTTCTTGCATCATTAAAAGTTCTTGTTCTAATAATTTAATTTGTTCCATAATTATTTATTTTAGTTTAGCTAATTTACTAATTTTTAGTTACTTGTGCAAGTTTATTTAATAGAAAGTATTTTATATTTAGGTTTACATTTACATTTTTCTGGCATAATATAGCATTTTACTTTTTTCATTTCTCCACTGTCATTTCTAACAAAAATCCATTTAAAATTCATAATCTTAATTATTTTCGTTTAACTTCCATACATACTCACTTCTACCATACATTCCAATTCTTTTTTCATTTGTTTTAATTAACTTGCCTTGTTTGGTTAGGTTGGTTAAGGCTCTGCGTATTGAGGTTATAGGATATTTAGGAAAGAACTTTAAAATATTAACTGGCGTCATTCCTACGCAGTCTGGTGCGTTTTTCCAATGTTTAAAATCTAATCGAAAAATATCAAATATTTCCTCCTCCTGACTTTTAGCCTTTGCAACGTTATTCTTTAAAGTTGTTCCGCTTTCTTTTGTTGTGTTAAAATAGCTCATAGTTTTAGTTTTAATAATCGTTAGTTTTAATATACTCTCTAATCTTTTTTATGTTTTCAGGCTTGCATCGAATAGGAAATGTTTCTTTATCTCCTTTTTTTCTTCCTGCGTTTTCTCTAAAACCACCTCTTTTTTTTTCCATGTTAAAATAGTTCAGTTTGTTTTTCGTTTTTCTTTTTTGTTATTCCTAAATATGTTTCAAAAATTGTTTTTCCTGCTTCGTAGTCAACAAGGTTTCGTGCTATTTTATCAAGCCTTTGTTCTCCTTTATATTTTCTAAAATCATAATCGTGAAAATCACATAATGTTTTAATTTCATTATCCATTGCACACAAAATACCATCTAATTTTCTTTCATTTATATTGTTAGGTAAATTGAAATTTGTCCAGTATAAATGACGACCTCTTTTTTTTGCTTGTATTAATGGCTCATAATAAGGAGTTACATTTTCAACCACATATTTACCATCAAAGAAGTTATCTAAAAAAATTATTTCTTCATAAAGTTTCATATCAGGGTAAATAAAATTAAAATTTTCTCTACTCTTTTGAGTAACTCTTACTTTGCTATGACTTGGGCAAGGAGGGGAACTCCATATAAAATCAAAGTTTTTAAAGTTGTCAAGTAAATATTGGTGTGCATCGGCAACTATTACTTTATCATTTGGAAAACGCTCTTGATATAGCTTTGCTAATTCATCATCCAATTCAACAGCTGTTACTTCTATTTCAATTCCTTTTTCTTTTGCTACTTCGTCCCATTTGTACCTGTTACCACCTAAACAAGCGTATAAATTTAATATTCTTATTTTTTTCATAATATTTTAATTTTGATATACAAATATAACAAATCTATTTTGAATAATTAATATAATTTTTTAACATTTTACTAATTTAGATTGATTATAAATAAATGTTTTCTTTTGTAGTACTCTTGTTCTAATTGTGTGAATACAACCCAGCCTATATGTCCGTTTATAAATAGTTGTACTTGCATATCGTATTGTTGTTTTAGTAGATTAAATTCCATAATTTTTTATATAAAATCTTTTACTTCTTTTGGTAACCAATCTCTTTCATCAACTTCAAATAAAATATCGCTAAAAGATTGATTTCGGGAGTATTCGCACTTAACTAAAGTCTGATTTTCTTGTGCTTCAACAAATACAACGGTTTCAGCTTTCTTTAATACAGAGCTACCAACGTGTCCAACTGGTTTAGAAGTTCCAAAATTCTTGTGTAATATTCCAGTGCAGTGCATTTTACCTTTTGCAGTCCATTGTAAAAGCTTTTCAGTTAGTCCTGTGCTTTGTTCTAAACTATTGAAATCAGTAACTAAGTCAACATATCCGTCTATTGACATTAAACCTATATTGTCTTTAAAATCGCTTTCAAAAATAACCCAATCAATAAAATCAAATCTTTCTTTTGGACTATAAGCACGTAAAGAGAAAGTTTTATAAAGGTCGTAGTTAGCACCTACCAATTCCAAAACACGTCTTTGTACTCTTTGAACGTGATATTCCGATTGTTCAGTATCAAAAGAAACTACAAATTTATCTTTTGAATTGTGCCCTTTAATACTTGGGTTGTGAATATTTGCATTTCCACCAATATAACCAGCCTCAATCATAGATTTAAAGAAAGTCTTTTTTGATTTTGAAGCTCCAACTATACAGCTAAAATCACCATAAGAACCAAACGGGATAGGGTACTCAATTCCTTTGTAATTTGAAGTACCAATACTTAATGCTATTGGTTGTGGTTTTAATTCCTCGCTCGGGTCAATTAAAGCCTTATTAAACATTTCTTTAAAGTCTATGCTTAAAGGCTCGTTTATGTTTTTATCTAATTCGCTAAAGTCTAAATTCATAATTAAAATAGTTTTTGTTGTGAAACGTGGTTTTTAATTCTTTGAATTGCTTTGTCGTAATACTCTTTATCTAATTCGCAAGCGGTTAATTCAAATCCGTAATCGTGACAAGCTATTGCTATTGAACCACTACCTAAATGAGTGTCGAGTATTTTATCTCCTTCTTTTGCGTATTTGTCTAAAATCCATTTGTATAATGCAACTGGTTTTTGTGTTGGGTGGATTCTGACTTCTTTGTTTTTCATATCACCTTGTAACATTCCATTCCAAGTATATTCAAATATTTGTACGCTTTTATGCGTTGAACAAATTGCAATTTCGCCCTCACCAAAAGCAGTTCCATTTTTATTCCATACAATAACACCACCACATAAACCTAAAAAATTACCGCCCCAAATTATTTGATTTTTAGACACTCTTTCAAGTTCTAAATAATATTTATTATCAGGTGCAATGTTTTCAAACAAATGATATCCTTTTCTTTTGGTAGCTTGTTTATTTTGTTTTTTATTATCAGTTAAACCTATTGCATCTATATTTCCATAAGGCGGGTCAACAATAGCCAAATCAAAATAGTTATCAGGATAACGCGCCATTAATAACATATTATCTTCATTAGTTATTGTTATTTTATCTGTTATATTCATAATTTTGTTTTTAAGTATAGTTTTCAATTTCTTTTAATAAGTCGTTTGCGGAATTGTAAAATGATTTTTCTACAACTTCTTTACTCCAAGGTTTGTTTAATTTATCTAAAACCTTTTCAGGTGTGTCTTGCTTTTGTAATTCAATTAAATTTAAGTCATAAGTTAGTAATTCTATTTGCCTATCTAATGAAATGTTTAATTGAAATTTAAGTTCCTTAATTGCAAATTTAACGTCTTTGTAATGATGTATATTTTGCCGTAAAAATATGCAAAGTAATTTAGCATATAAAAGATTATCTTTAGTCATTGCCTTTGAGTTTTCGTTTATAAAATCGTCAAGGCTTTTTAATGCTTCAATATCTTCTTTGTAGATTCGTTCTTTGTTCCTTTTGAATGCGTTAAATATCTTTGCGACATTCTTTTTTAAAACCCAACTCACAGCCTATCCTGTTTTATTTGTTGTTTAGGTTTAAAATCCTTTTCTCTTTTATCCCAAGTTTCTAAACGTCTTTCAACACTCCAAGTTTTTTCTAATTCAAAACGCATTTTTGTATTACTTTTATTTGGTTCTGTCCAATATCCATAAAAGTTTTTAAGCATTTCTATTGAGTATTTTTGTTTAAATGGAATTAAAGTATCTTTAAAAGCGAGAGAGCGAGTTTCTAAACTCGGTTTACTCTTTTCTTTTTTTTCTATTTCTTCTTGTTCTTCTTGTATTGGTGTCAAATGCGTTTCGTTTGCGTTTCGTTTGCGTTTCGTTTGCGTTTCGTTTGCGTTTTCTTTTTCTTGATAATCTTCATATTTACAAACTGTTAAGCGTGTCGTTTGCGTTTCATTTTTTAACACAATCATAGAATCTTTTTGCAACAATTCTAAAAATCTTCTAACCTTACTTTTATTAGTTTTCCAACGAGTAGCCCAAGTATCTAAAGAATATAATTTTTCACCTCTTTTACATTCATAAATCTTGTTTTTAATAATAACTTTTGCGTCTGTGTGATTAACCTCTAAAAGAATATCAAGCCACCATTTTAAATAATCTGAATTATCCCAAATCCAATGCTTATTTAAATTTCTGTGCAATTTTATCCAACCGCTCATAAACTTTTAATTTTTGATTGGATTCTTAATAAACCTCCTATTAATTCAAATAATTGTTCATCATCTAATTCAATAGTAACTGAATTTTCACAAGGATTTAATTCATCTTCAGTAGAAGTTATGATAATCTTATCATGAACTTGTTGAAACTCGATAACCTTTAAAAAAGGCTCTTTTAATTCTTGAAATTTGTAAATCATAATATAAATAATTAGTATAAAAAAATCCCATTCATTCGGCAGTATTGTGGAACGTGCCTCCTGAATAGGATTCTATATAATTTTTTTATCATGGCTCGTAATGCGTTCCACTTCATTACTTGAATACAAATATACACTTTATTTTTAATATACAAACTATTTTATAAAAAAAATGCCTAAATTTCTTCAGGCATAATTAAATCAAATGTTGATATTAAAAGTTTTAACATTGGATTATCGCTAAAATGGAAGGTCAGAATGTTCTTCTTCTTTTGGTGCAAATCCAGTTAAAGCTCTTTCTTCTTTAGCTTGAATGTTTTCTGCATTAGAATCAGTTTTAAATACTTTCCATGCTTGCAAAGAAGTATAATATTTACCTTGCCATTCATTAGTTTGCACGTTAAATTCAACGTCTACAGAATCATTTACTTTATTGTACTTTAAAAAGTTATCTACTTTTTCAGCACCAAATAATTCAAAACAATATAAATTATTATATTGTTCATTTGTTTGCACTAAAAATACTTGTTTTTTCCATTCTGAACCATCTTTTGTAGTTCCTGTTTGTAAGTCTAATACTTTTGTTATAACTCCTGTTACTTTCATAATTTTAAATTTATTTAAGTGTTAATTTTAATTTTTCTTTTAGTTCAAATTCTTGTGTTGTTGGTTTAGCTATTGAAGTGTAAACCTTTTGTAATTCAGTTAAGCTTTTACAAGCGTTTAATTTTTCAATATTACTTAATTGCTGACCTCCAGCATCGGTATCTTTGTCAGTTACTAAACCAAGTGCAGAAGATAAGGCATAACGTCTAATATAAGTTATTGCACTTCCTAATACTTGAAAGTCATTCATTCCTTTTAACGTTACATTTTGCGGAATATCTGTCAAACTTTCTATTTTTTCGCCTGATTCAATATGAAAGATAATAGTTTTTACTCCTTGACCCTCTATTAATTGTGTAAATCCAAGTCCATTTTCTTTTAATATTGGGTTAATGATTTCAAAAATAGCTGGTAAATCAGCGTAAGAATATCCGTAACCTTGCGTTCCTTTGTGTATTACAGGGACTTGTTGTTGAAAGTTAGCTAATGCTTTAAATAGGTTTTTCATAGTTATTTTGAATTTCGTTTTTTCTCTCTTAAAATAAATCTGTAATCTTCTAAATTTATTTTAGCCTTTTTGTAGTCTAAATAAAACTTTTGATAAGTTTCATCTTGCATTAGTTCTTGATGGTCATGTAAGTCTGAACCACTTAATTTTGAACTTAAATAAGTTTCTCTTATTTCTTGCGGAACGTCTAAATATTCACGTTCCGACATTCTGAAAAATAAATCTGAATTTGCTCCCATAATTATTAATTTTAGTTTGTCAAATTTACGATTTTAAATTGTAAAAACAAAATTATTTGTAAAAAAAAACGAGCTACTTTTATTCACTCGTTATAAATCAGAAAATATGTAAAACTAATTTTTATAAAATCTACTAACGACCAGTTATAAATTAATTAACTGCATATTTTTTTTAGTTAGTTTTTGTTATATTTTACTTAACCATTGTTCATATATTTTAGTTGAAATTTGAGCTGTCATTACAGGTGGAACACTCATTCCAACTAAATAAACTACTTTGTTAGTTTTAAAATCATAATCCAGTGGATAGCTCCCAGCCATTTTAGTTTCATCATCAAATAAAGTCCTTTCAATCTCATAATCATAAGGCAATCCATTTGCTCTAATTGTAGGCAATACTTTGTCAGGATGTGTTTTTACTTCATTAAAATAGCTTCCTTTTGGGTGGTTTTCACTCATTGCATTGCCCGGTGATGTAAGTTTCCAATAGTGGCTTATCATTTTACTCAATCCAATAGCACTTTCATTGCCTTCAGTTTGCCTTATCTCTTTGTATGGTATTTCAGGTTCATTAAATTCTAAATTCAATTCAGGTGCTATTGTAAACAAATCAATGCTTTTCAAAAATGGTGTTGCAATATCTTTTCTCATTGCTATAAAAAACACCCTTTCCCTTTTTTGTGGCACTCCCATTTTTGAAGCATCTAAAAGCCAATGCTGCACATAATAACCAGCCAAATCAAATTCTCTGTAAATTTTCCTTACATATTCCTTTGCTTCTCCTACTAATAAGCCTTTCACATTTTCAGCTATTACTACTTTTGGTTGTAGCTTTTTTGCAAGGTCTATAAAATCAAAGAAAAGGTTATCCAGTATTTGTTCAGCTTGTCCTTCTTTAAATTTCTTTTCTTTGCCCCAATCCTTTTCTCTATTTCCAGCCATTGAAAAGCTACTGCAAGGTGGCGAACCATCCAAAATATCAAGTTCATAAAGTTCTTTTGGTAAATCTTTACGTTTTGCAAAAGTTGTAATACTTTCTAAAAAAGAATATTTAGGATTGTGATTTGCTTTATACACTTCAATCATTTTTTTATCAATGTCATTATGCCCTATTACATCAAACCCAGCTAATTTATACCCCATTGTTGAACCACCACCACAAGCAAAACAACTAAATACTTTTCCTTTATCTTTTGTAAATAATGAATCTTTTAAAGTCCAATTATAAGGGAATTTATGCTTTTCCATACTTTTGAAATATTATTTTCTTTTTAATTGCGTTAACTCTTTCTGAATTGTGCCCTCTTGATGCGTAATAGTCTAAAATTCTATTAACTCTTTTTAACGGACTTTCTTTGCTTTTCATAATAATTTTTCTTTTTTAAATATTTCTAATAGTTCTTTTTCTGTATATTTAGCACCATTATACCACCAATAAATGTAATTATCATCAATTAAACATTCTTTTCTTAAAAAACATCCAAACTCAATAGCGTAATCGTCTGCTATTTGTTCGCATTCTTTTGCATTATAGTTTTCTTTTTCCCAACTTTCTTGCTTTGTAAATTCAGCAAACTTTTCTTTTAGTGTCATCTTTTCAATAGATATTTTATGTTTTTATTCTTTATTTCATCTGGTGTATTTTCAGCTACTTTTAAAGCTGTTAAACGTTCGTTTTTCTTTTCCTCAAGCCAATTACCTACTCTTTGATTTGTAGAAAACTTTGCTGTGTTATATTTCGATGCTTGTTTCATTTAATTTCTATTTTAATCTGTTTATTCATATTAGTTGCTAATCTGTAAAGAAAATCAAAACCGCATATTACTTCATTATTTAATACATGATTTAAATGCGAATAGCTTATTTCATATTTATTAGCGAAAGCTCTTTGACTTGTTTTTTCGTTTAAAAAAAGCTCTAAAACTATTTTGTTAAAGTTCATTTAAGTAATTCATTTTTGATTCGTAAATATGATATGTTGTTGTTATATATATGGGTTCGTAAATTTTTAAATTATTCTTTGGAGATTTTGTTTTAATAGTTAATAAAAAATCAACATCTTTTTTTAAATACAAACCTCTTCTAACTTTTTTTACTTTATGTCTGTATGTTCTATTTTCAAAAGCTGTTTTTGAAATACCCATTAACTCAATAGCTTCTTGTTTTGTTATGTATTTTGACATTTTTGATTTTGTAGTTTTTGAATATATAAAATTGCATCCATTAATTCCTCTTTTAAATGCTGTAAAAAGTCATCAGTATTGTTTTCTTGCAAAGTAGTTCCGTATTTATCAATTCCACGTTTAGAACGCTCTTTAAATTGATTTACTACACTTTCAACTATTGAGTCTGTTTTAGGTTTTGGCATTTCGTCAAGCAGTTTAAAAAATTCGTTAATTGTTCCGTTACCGACATTTCTAATGCATCTAAAATGGGATTTATTAATTTTATAAATATCGTTAATATTGTAATGAAAATCCAAATTATTTAAAGCATTCTCCAACCTTGCTGAAATTTTGCTTTTGTTTGCGAAAATAAAATCTTTAGTTTCCATATACTTTAATAATTTTTTTGTTGTTAAATACTTGCGTTTCGATTATAACTCCTGTTGAAAGTTTTTCAATAGTTGTTCTTTTTGGTTTGCGTAAAAGTTTATTTAACCAACTTCTAAAAGTTACTGCTTTTCTATAAAATGTTATTGTACTCATACTTATAAAGTTTTAATAATTTCGTTAATTCTTTTTTGGTACTCTTTTTTTACTTTTTTGTAACGTTTTTCTTTTTTAATATCTTCTTCTGTGAAAATATATGCTTTGAAAACAGAATCGATATATTTGTTTTTAAGCAATTTTAAGTCTATTTCTAATTTTTCAATTCTACTAACTAAATCTTTTAAGTTAGTTAGTTTTTCCTGTGTGATTACTGTGTTATTCATATTTATTTAATTATTAGTTTCATTTCTTGTATTTTTGATAATCTGTATTTGTCTTTAAATTCTGTATAAGCATCTTCAAATCTAATAGCAGTTATTTCAGTTTCAAAATCTTGCCATTCATCATTTTTAAAAAGCCAATAATAAATGTAATATGTTTTCATAATTAATGTGTTTTAGTTAAAATTTAATTTTGTTAAAGCTATTTCGTTATTTTTAACAATAACTTCTATGTTGTTTTTGTGATATAATTTTGTAACACCTCTTTCAATTGCTACTTCATCAGAAATATAATTGTGAGCTGACATAAAATTTCTATTTGGTAACTCGTGGTTTGAAATTCTATATTCAATTCCATTTTTAGAAAAATATAAAGAATTAAATAATTTTGAATTAGGACTTTCGTTTATCCATTTATCAGTTACAACTTCATTTCTATTCAAATATATAGTTTCACCGTTAGAAATTTCTAAAGCTATTTTTAAAACTGGATTCATAATTATATTTTTTTTAATTGATTACCCGACAAAGATACAACAACTTTTTTAATTTACAAGTTTAATTTGTAAAATATTATAATTTATATTAATTCTAAATTACGTTATTAATTTGCAAAGTATAAAATTAATTGTATATTTGCATACGTTAAATACTAAAATTAATAATTATGATTAAAGAAAAGTACCAAAAAATTATTTTTAAAGAATGGTTTAGAGTATCACTATCTGAACAACTAAAAATAAAAGAAATGAGATTAATTGACTATCTTTCTAAAGACTTTGAAACTGCTAAAAAACATAAAAAAGAAGTTGAAGAGTTTATTGAAAAATGGATTGAATTTGAAAATAAAGTTAAACAAATTAAAGTTGAGTATTTTAATGTTTAACGTTTGACGGCTATACGATGGTTGGGATAAAATAGCCGTAATTTTTCCGAAAACACAAATTATCCCGACACAAACAAAACTTAAAATTAAACAATTAACCCAACTATTGTATAACCGTTGTTAGCAGTAGTTATAATACTAAATTATTATGAAAAACAAACACTATTTTTTACGATTAGCAATTATTAAAACAATGCTAACTGGTTTAATGTACTTAATGATGCCTTTGGCTGCTAATTTTTACAACGATTATATTCCTGATGGTTATTTCGGATATACTATTTTTGGAGCAGGAATTATGATTATCGGTAATTTAATATTATTAGTAAGAGCTTGGGCTTTTGCTTTAGATAAAGATTTAAGAAAAGATTTCTTAAATAACGATTAAATAATTACTGCTAACGTTCTCAGGCTTTGTGTCTGTTGCGTAGATTTAAGACTAAAAAAACAACAAGTATAAACTAATTTTAAAATTAAAAACAATGTTTAAAAATAGAAAAAAAAGTAGCAATAGCGCAAAACCTGTGTTAGCAAATCGGATTTTTAAATTCCGTGCTTGGGTAAAAGAACAAAACCGAATGATTAAAGTTTTTGGATTTAACGAACATTTAGTTTTTGAGCAAACTTGGGATTCTCCGATTATTAAAGAAAATATCTTTGATATTGAAGATTGCCATATTATGCAATTTACTGGTTTGATTGATAAAAACGGAACTGAAATTTATGAAGGTGACATTATAAAAAGAGTTATAGGTTTCCAAGGAAATGAAAATATTTCTTTTGATTTAATTAGCTTTCACGGAGCACATTTTTCCACTACAAGATTTTCGCCTGATTTAAGAACTGAAGGATTATTAGGAAATTGGGCTTTCCATACAATGGAAGTAATAGGTAATTATTTTGAAAATCCTGAATTATTGCAAACTACGTCATAAGCTGTTTGCTAACGTTTCTCGGCTTGGCGAAGTTGCCGAACACAAAACTTCAATAGTAGTACAAAACTTAAAAATTAGAACAATATGTCAATAGAAGCACTAAACGGCAATTTTGCCAAACCGATGTTAGCACCAGTACGGGTTTTAAACTTATACGCTGGAATTGGAGGAAACCGCAAACATTGGGAAAATGTAGAAGTAACCGCAATAGAATACAATGAGGAAATTGCAAATGTTTACAAGAAATTACACCCAAACGATAATGTGATAGTTACTGATGCACATGATTATTTGGCTAAACATTGGAGAGAGTTTGATTTTATATGGAGTTCGCCACCTTGTCAAAGCCACAGCAAAGTAAGAATGATGGCAAGTAAAAGCGGAAGTTATGATGCTGTAATGCCTGATATGAAATTGTGGAGTGAAATAATCTTTTTACAGAACTTTACAAAGAACACCGATATAAAGTTTGTAGTTGAAAATGTAAAGCCGTATTACGAACCATTTGTAAAACCAACTGCAAAACTTGGTAGGCACTTATTTTGGGCAAACTTTGAAATACCTGAAACCGAAATTAAAGACGGATTAACCCACAATGAAAGAGGAAGTTCTGAAAAAGGTTGTTTTGACTTACGAGAATATAAAATAAAACACAGAAAAGACCAAATAATTCGTAATTGCGTTGACCCAAATGTAGGACAATATGTTCTCGGTTGTGCAGTTTCGTAGTATTGGTGCTAACGTTCCGACGCTTGTGGTCAGTTGCGGATAAATAAAAACTGACCTTTCAAATATACACTAATTTTTAAATTAAAAAACAATGAATACAAATAAACACCAATCACCGCAATTGCCACAAACGGCTGTTATGGTTAGTGCGGATTTGTTAAACAAAATTCATAATCAGGATTGTTTAGAAACTTTGAAACGTATTCCTGATGGAAGTATTGATTTGATATTAACAGACCCGCCTTATGGACTTACAAAAAATGTATGGGATAAAGCTCCAAATTTATCTGAATTATGGATTGAATGGGAAAGAGTTATCAAGCCAAACGGAGCTATAATTATTACAGCACAGCAACCATTTTCTACTGATGTTATTTGCAGTAATAGAACATCATTTAGATATGATTTGATTTGGGAAAAATCAAGAACAACAGGCTTCTTAAATGCAAATAAAATGCCGATGCGTTGTCACGAACATATTTTAGTTTTTTATAAAGAATTGCCAAGTTTTAATCCTCAAAAAACAAAAGGGAATCCAAACCATATCACGAATGGCAAAATTTCGAGTAAAGGGAAAAACAATAATTATGGTGATTTTGAGCAATTAGTAAGATATAGAACCGAAGATAAATTTCCTCGTTCAGTATTATATTTTGAACAAAACGACCCAAACCAAATAATACACCCAACACAAAAAAGTTTAGATTTATTTAGATGGTTGATAAAATCATATTCAAATGAAAATGATATTGTATTTGATGGTTATATGGGTTCGGGAACAACTGCAGTTGCTTCTATTATTGAAAATAGAAGATTTATCGGTTCAGAATTAAATAAAAAGTATTTTGATAAAGCTACAAAAAGAGTTGATTACGAAAAGAGCAAATTATCATTGTTTGCAGTTTCGGAGCATTAACCATAACGTTTTCGGGCTTTGCGTTCGTTGGGGATTCCCAGCACTAAAGCTCAATAGTAGTAACAAACTTAATTTAAGCACAAATGATTGATAGTAGCAATACAGCCCCAATGACGCAAAACCCGTGTTATGTGCAGCCCTTTTCGGAAACTTTCTTAGAGGACTGCATACAGGGAATGAAGCGTTATCCTGATAAATATTTTGACCTTGCCGTTTGCGACCCACCTTATGGAATTGGAATGGATAACTCCAACAAAAGAACAAAGCCAAGCCGACCAAACAGCTATACACAATATCCTGATTTTAGATACCATAAAACCGATTGGGATAAAAACAGACCAACGCAAGAGTATTTTGATGAGCTGTTTAGAGTATCTAAAATTCAAATTGTGTGGGGGGCAAATTACTTTTGTGAATACTTGCCAAGTGGTAACGGATGGATATTTTGGAATAAACTTAACGGGCTTGATAACTGCTTTTCAGATGGCGAATTTGCTTACTGCTCTAAAGGTGTGCAAAGCCGATATTTTGAATGTAGCACCTTTGATGGATTGAATGGTGGTAAAGATAGAATACACCCAACGGAAAAGCCCGTTAAGTTGTATGATTGGATATACTTGAATTTTGCAAAGCGTGGGGATTTGATTTTAGATACTCATTTGGGCAGTCAGGCTTCAAGGATTGCAGCGCATAAGGCTGGCTTGTCTTTTGTTGGATTTGAAACGGATGAAGTCTATTATGAAAAAGGAGAGGCAAGGTTCAAAAGATTTATTGCACAGTTGCGGCTCTTTTAGGGTTGCACATAACGTTTGATAATTGTATTAGTAGCGTTCTAAAATTACCAAACGTTTCAGATTAAAAACAATATTAAAAGAAAACGCAAAACATTAAATTATTCACTAACGTAGCTATTGATACAATTATTTGTTAGCAGTAGTATTTTTAAACTCAAAATAATAAAAAATGGAAGAAATAACAATTTATAAATTTCAATTAGAAGAAATTAAAGAAGCATTAAGAATGACTTCAAATTTACATAATTGCGAAAAGGGAGAAACTTGCTTTGATAGAACTGTTAGACAGGCTAAAAAGTTTGCAGAAAATGCATTAGACGGGAAAAAAGATGAAAAAGTAAAGTATATGTAATATTACTGCTAACTACAATATAACATGATAAAAAATATTATTTTTTCTTGTTAAACCTTACAAAATATGGAAATTTATACAGAAGTACATAGCTTTACTTTAACAAAAGAACAAAAGAAAATCTTAACTGATTTAAAAGCAAACAAAGTAAATGTAAG